GTTGAGTGTTTGCGGAGATGATTCATTGGGTAAGTTGCCGGTGATGAGTTCCCGGCAGCGTGTGCTCTTCGCCGAGGCGTTCGCGAAGAACATACGGATGTTCGGCTTTGAGGCCAAATTTGGGTGTTCCCAGCACCTGACAGACGCCGTCTACCTCGGAATGCGCCCGTACCCGACAAGGGTAGGGTGGTTCTGGGGCAAGACTATTGGCCGCGCCACATACAAGATGGGTTTTGTGATGGACCCGGAGGGCCGTGATTTAATGGCCCACATCACTGGGGTTGCGGACATGCATGTGATTTGTTCCTCGCATGTTCCGATTTTGGGGGATTTAGCCGCGGCGATTGTGCGACTGAGGGACGGGGCCAAGCGCACACCTGTGCGCTTGGATCCAAACAAGCCGTGGGAGTGGACGTTTAAGAGTGGCGTGCAGTACGACAGCTGACGTTGCAAGCCGTCGCTGATTTGTACAGCCGCAACTCTGGGACACCGGTTTCCGTGAACGACATGCACGGGTTGATCGAGGTGATCCGTTCCCTCGACCGGTTGCCAGCTGTCATTGACCATTGGTTATGGCAGTTGATCATCGCCACCGATGATCTTTGATCTTCGGGGGTGACCCCTCCCTTCCCTCTCCCCCCCCACTCTAGAATCGTCATCTGAGTGCCTTTCTGAAAGCGACCAAGAAGAATGCCACAGCCGCAAAAGAAGCAACCAAAGCCTCAGCCCAAGAAGACGCCGCGCCAGAAGCGACAGGCAAAGCGGATGAAGTCTCGGAACTTTTACTCCAGCGCTCTGCCGCTTCATGTGCAGGCTGGCTTGATGGCCAGGGCCTCGGGAAAAGCGGGTGCCAATCCGTTAGCCCTGGCTATGATGTTGCCTGAGCACAGCGCGATTCGTCTTCCTACAACGGACATTCCCCGCTCTTCGGTGATGGTCTCTAAGGACCAGATGACCATCACCACGGCAAATGCAACTCCGGCTGGGTGGAACAGCGGTGACTTGCTCTTGGCTGTCTACGGGCAACCGGGGCGCACATTCGCTGCTTACACCACCCTGCCAACTGGCGGGTACAGTTCACTCAAGTTTGGACAGGGCGAGAGCACATGGACGCTGGAAACCGCGGCCATGACTGGAAGCATCACCCTGAATCAGGATTGGCCTCTGGTGGGCGCTACGACGGGTTCTGGAACATGTCCGCATGGGCCATCGATGCCGATCGGCATCAGTCAAAATGTTGGGTTCGTCTTCATGAATGTGGGGGACACCCTTGCAGTGTACTCCACCACCTACACCTCCACCGGGCTGACCAATGCTGGCGCGGTGTTTCAGGTGTTCAAGTGGAAGGATGATGGGAGCGAACCAACATTGGCCAAGCAGACTACCATAACCATGAATGCCACCAGCTTTTCTGATTTCATCTTGACGGCAACAGAGGCTGCCCACTATTCTGTCAAGTTTGTGGGGTTTTACTGGTCGGCCGGCAGTGTCACTTCCACGAACACCGGCGTCACAATCAACCTGGGCTACAACGCCACGGCTGGTTGGATGATCCGGGGTATGGGTGACATTGATATTAACAATGCTGGCGACTTCAATTTGGCGGTGAATTGTCGCCGAAACGGCTTCTCCTTGCTCGCTTCGAACACAACCAGTGTCTTGAATCGACAGGGAACGGTCGTTGCGGCTCGAGTTAAAGATAACGACTTCACTGCAATGACTCCTGCCTTCCTGGCGCGGACTGGTGAGAAATACACCGGTGACGCGGCCAAGGGGGTATACACCTTCATGGAGTTCACTGAGGCCGGCGAAAAGTTCGCTGGCTCAGTGTCTGCGGCAAACCTGCCTGTCTATGATTTGGACACGCAGGATTATTATCACTTCATTCAGATCACCTGTC